TTCGTGTAGATCGTCTTCGGCTTCACGCACATCAGAGTGAATATGTATCCATGCTCCTCAAAAAATCTTCGATAGCGGTTCGATCTTGAAATTCCAATTCCGTGCCCTCGGAGTTCACCAACAGGATCGTCCCCCTCAGCGGTTTGGAGGACCTCAGAGAATTGTACAGGATAACGACCGCCGCCGAGAAACTCCGGCCTTTGGAGACGAGCGTCCGATGACCGGACGCCGAGGTAACGTAGATATTCCACATAACGCGAGCCGAAACGAGCACGAGCTTCCTCATATCGTTGAAGCGCGAGAGCCTCGCACAAAATGTTAACAGTCACAGCAGACGCCGACGACAGGTCCGCATAAACATCCGGGACGGTATCGCCCAAACCCGTAGCGCGAAGCCGAAAATTAACACCCGGCGCAGCGAACGTCTGAGCGTAAGCTTGCCCTGCGTTAGTCGTGGTCGCGTCCTTGTAATTCGCACCGTCATTATTAGCGTTCACGCCAAGAGCAACACCCAACCCGGACACCGGAGCCTCGGTACCGAGAGGAATCGTAATCGAAGGACCCTTCTGTTCCCAAGGTCTCGATGACGTAAAATAATCCTTCTCCCAAGCACCATTCTGAAGAGCCACGTTCGTGGTCGTATCGACACCGGACGTCGTGTCGATAGTAAGCAGCGTCTGAAGATCCTGGTCGCGATACCACTCATTCCAGATCAGCGAATAGCCGCGAAACGGCAGAGCCGAAACATCAAGACCGGCGACACCAGTAGGGACGCCGAGATAATCGGCGAGAGAGCCGACAGCGGCACCGCTGCCTCCCATATCGATAGTCGGAAACACCGAGTCGTCATTCCCGTCGGGACCACCGGTAATGAAATCTTCCCAGTCCTCCCAAACGAGCCGATGAGGCACGAACCAGTGAGACAACTGCACATGCACCGGGTGCATCACAGGAGCCAGCAGCGGAGAAAACCGAACCATGCAGGTCGTAGACTGCTGAATCGAATCACCTGGCAGCACTTCAGTCAGACCGACAGGCACCAGTTCACCGAGATCGCAAGACAACAACTTGGTATTCAACAGCGAAAACTTTGAACGCTTCATAGCGACTTCCCTTTCTTAAACAGACGCTCACGCGCATGTACGCGAGCTATCTTGCCCTTGTTGACTTCCTTAATAGACGCAGCGAAAGACCGCGAAGCTTCGAATGCAGCTTCTCGCACAGGACGCATTTCTTCTTTGATTTGGTCGAGTATCTCCTGAGGCGTCTTTTCATCCCTACCGACCATTTTCCTCAAACGACGTTTCAAATAACGACCCAAAGGCAGTTTACGCGTACCATGAGCCAAGGCTGACGGAACGTCAGCTTGGCTATTCTCTAGATTGAACCTCAACCACTGATCGGCGACCTCCCACAGCGCATCGCCGCCAATGCCTGGCCTATTCGACATTCTGCTAAACTCGGGATGCCGCCCTTTGAGGAGCGAAGACGCAGAGTGAGTGAGCTTCTTTGTGACATAGCCAGCCACATATTGGGCGCTAGAGGTTTCCAGCACTCCGAGGTCGACATCACCAAATCCCCATGAACTTCCGACCATTCGACAAAACAAACAGCACTCTTCCCAAACTGGACGCCCAGATCCGGGCCTGCGCAATGTTCGTCCTCGAACACAAGTGGGGAAATTAAACAGTGCAACATGATAATGGGGCCGCCATGTTTCATCACCGTACTCTCCCACGAGATAAAACCGGATCCTTCGCCCCTCCAACTTTTCTGCCGTACTTTTTCGTAAACGCTTCAACCACCTTTGCACATGGAAGGGCTCCAAGGTCGGGAGCCCACCGCCTTGCAGTCGCGGCAAGTGCTGTTCCGCATAAGTGATCGTTACAAACGCATTGTCCTCGTACTGAGCCGCCTCCAGCATTATCCGATGTGTCCAAACTCTCCTCCTCTGAATGAGACAGGGCAGGCACTTGCCACAGCGCAAGGCCTGCCCGTTCAGCACAAAAGGGCTTTCGCAAATCACCAGCGATACCCTATGCGCAGCGGTCGAACACCACGACGCTTGAAGCTCTTACGCTTCGGACGATAGCGACGGGTTTTCCGCTTTGGTCTAAACCTTCTCATACGATCACCTCCTTCCTTCACCTGTACTGAGGCGGACCACCACGGTGCCGCCGATCCGTAAACCAATCTGGCATATTCAACTGCGTGGCACGGTCGATAGCTCTAAGAATATCCGGGAACGACATGCCCGACATATTATGTTGTAGATCACGCCAAGCGATAGCAGCCTGCGTAGCCCACGAGACCGGACCATCATCACCGTACCGAGTTTCAAAGTCTTCCTGATTTGAAGTGAGCGGGTCAGTGGAGATTTTATTGCCACCAACATAAAGCTGCGGCCGATCACCGGCCTTTTTCTTCTCGTCGATAGGAATGGGCAGCGGAGGCGGCAACTGGCTTTTCTCCCGAGCAATCTTTGTAGCGAGCAACTCATTTTCCAAACCCGCACGTTGAACCGACAGCTTCTCAATAGCCGCAGCACTTTCCGAAACACGAGCCTCGGCAGGCATCTGCGCTTTGAACGCGCGACTTAAATCTTGGCCAGCGTCAGCTAGCGCCGACCCAACACCAGACTCTTTCTCCAAACCAATTGTCTGAGGCGAATAGCTGACGGTGTTTGCACCGAGCGCATACAACGGATGAACACCAGCGTTACGAGCATCCGCAACTTTCCAAGAGATAGCATTCTGAGCGAACTCACGTTGACGCGCAGCTTCCTGATTCGCCAGCTGCAAGGTCAGCGCGTTCTTATCCTTCGCAGCATCCTGGTCCATGAAGCCGCCAAGCAGCTTAGAGCCAGCACCAATGATCGCGTCCCACATTACCAGGATCCTCAGCACGAAACGTCGGAATACCAATTACGCCGCGGCGGCTTCCGACCTCGACCGCCGCCAGTCTTCTTGAGAGCGTGAAGCACTTCCTTACGACGCTTCCGCCGAACACAAATCACCGTCTTGAGCGGAGCCTCGAATTGAACCTTCGGAGACAAAAAAAGCCGCGTCTTTCCACGCGGCATCTTCTTCATCTTCTTCACTTGAACAGGCTTCACCGAATGCCCGCTCAGCGTCTTCGCGGGCCGAACCGGACCGAGCGGATGGTATTCCCGCCGGTCCTCGACACCACGTAGAGGCGCAGGTCTCGTCACAACGCTGAACAGCCGGTCGGCTAGCGGTGTTGAGGGCACCGCGTCAGCGATTGAAGAATTTTTACGACTTCGACCATGGGCCATGTGGTGTCACCTAGCATAGTGCATATCAAGGGATGCACTATGGCCTGATTTGCAGGCAAAAGAAAAGGCCCGGCGGGACGCCGGGCCTAGGACTACCGATGAACGGCCCTGAGGGCCGTTCTAAGGGGCCTCCGGCGCGCCGGGCGCGCCTCCCGCAGGGGGAGTACCCCCTGCACCCCCCGACTTCTCAGAGACCTTCCCTGTGGCCTCGGCGACCTTCTCCCTCTCGCGCCGAGCCAGTTCCTCACGACCGACCCTCATAAGCTCCTCGACCGGCGGGTCAAACTCATTCTCGTAAGGCGACCGCAAAACATCGGGATCATCGCCGACATCAAAATCATCGGCTTCCTCGAAAGTCTCATGGCCGCTGTCCAGAGCGGCCTGACGAAGACGCTCCGACCGAACCATGTCGCGCACGATCTCGACCATAGACGGCTGCTTTTTATAACCGATAGGCGGAGCGATAGGGACGTTCGAAACGTCCATAGTCCCATCGAGCTTCAAACCTTTCTCCTTGAGCTTGACCGCATAATCCGACACATCGAGCGCCGGACGGCGCATTTCACGAAACCTTTTCCAGAGACTCATGGCGTCCTCCTAGTAAATGAACGAATTGCCCTGCGCGGCAACGATCCGACGAGCTTGGATCGAGTGCTTAGCCATCACGTATAGCACATCCTGAGACGGAACGGCGAACGGCTCCTCGGTCGGCACACATTTGACAAACGTAGCATTCAGCGCCGGATCGGAAGTAAACGCGCGAGCGAAGTGCCAAAAGTCGAGCACCTGGCCGTTACGAAATTCCGCAGCAACCGAAGACTCCGAGCGCCGATACTCGTCGTAACGATCCTGATAACCAAACGTCCCATCCGGCGACGAATGAGCCGCATAGACCTCCTTGTTCAGCACAGCCTGCTGACCGATGTGCTGGAATTCTTTCTGAAAAAAATCCTCCTTCGTGCGCCTATTCCAATGCCGAAAAAGACCATTCGTGTAGATCGTCTTCGGCTTCACGCACATCAGAGTGAATATGTATCCATGCTCCTCAAAAAATCTTCGATAGCGGTTCGATCTTGAAATTCCAATT